AATTGTTGACTACTCTTTTGGAATCGGCATAGCCTCATATGACTTTTTAATCTGAGGACGCGCCTGAGCGTGATCTCTTGTAAGTGTGCCATCAGGTGTGCCGGCCAGCTGTTGCTCTTTGGCACGAACCTGCAAACGAGCCTTACGCTGTTCCGCATCTTTGCGCTCGTCAATAATTTCTTTCGGGCACTCCATAAGGATCATGCCCTTGCGGAGTATTGTTCGGCTTTCAGTATTATGCGGCATCATCTCCGGGTGACGTGTTGCAGGAACAGCTGTCCAACCTGAACGAGCAAGAGCAACCTGATAGGTTGGGTCTTCAGCGCCGTAAGTTGTGTGGCGTTTCCACTCATACGTCCAACCATCAGGGATGACGTCTGCAGAAATGTAGAAGTCATCAGTGCCGTCTACAACGTCACCAAGATGGCCGCGGAGCTCATCAGCACGCTGTTTAGCCCGTGCCCTTGGGTCGTCCTCCCTTACGGGTGGACGCAACTCATCAACAGTCTCTGTCGCTACAGCCTTTGCTAGCCCAGAGAATTTACCTCCGCGTATGCCGCGGCCTTCAGTCGTCGTGTTCATAGATCAATCCTTAATGGCCGTATCGGCCTTCTTTCATAGCAAGTGCTTTGTTCTTTGCGTATTCTTCAGGCGACATACCCAAAGATGACGCCATATCTGCCTCTGCAGCCGTTAGTCGCATGACGTTAGGACGCTGCGTGCTACGAGATACAGGTGCTGGCGGTGGCTGTGGTGCCTTCTTAGGAGCAGGGGCAGAGGCTGCAGAAAGAGGATTATCTACTGTTTCAGATCTCTCCAGCCTATTTCGCATTCCAAGACGACCTTCGATGAACTCGAAATATTCGTCTGTGTCTGGAGCAATGCCATCATCAATTGCGTCTTCATGAGCGCGAAACATCTTGCGGACGTCTCTTTCGCTTTTCAGATACTCTCTTGATTCACGCAACCAAGATGCAGATCTTTCCGAAACATTGGCAGCAAGTTGATCAACAAGATCGCCTCTAGGTTCAGCAGCAGCAGGAGCATTTTCAGCATCCTTTAGCTGCTTCTTCATTGCTTTTTTGCCGTCCTTCAGCTTTTCCATCTGATGAGCATTAACGGCCATAGCATTTTGTATCTCTGCAGCCTTGGCATAGTCGCCAACTTGCATTGATTCAGTGTAAGCGGCCTTTAATGCCTCAGAACGCTCCTTAACGGTCTCAAGAGCGTTAGAAACCAGCTGATATTGGGCCTCAGCCGTGTTCTCTTGCGCCTCAGCAGCCTGTTTTTGAGCCGCTAATGCGCGTCTTTCGGCCTCTGCGCGTGCTTGCTTCTCGCGCTCAAGGCTCTTTTTAAGCTCAGAAATGCCTTCATCAGGCGTAATTTCATGTTTTTCAGCTTTTTTAGGCGTTTTTTCAGAAGCTTCACTTATTATTTCCACTTCTGGCGTGTCATCATCAGCCTTTTTTGGCTCTTCAAGCACGACTTCAATACCATTATCCTCGTCCGACATTTAAATCTCCATTTACCAAGCCACGTCAGGTGCAGGAACACGCATTTTTACCTGCGTATCCGATAGCATTCGGCACAGCACGCCGTTGATGGTTATGTTCCAACCATCTGAAGGCCTGAAAACAAGCCAATCGTGCATGTTGAATGCTGCCTGATCAAACCACTGACCGCTTTCATCATGAAAAGCGGATGGTCCCATACCAACTAACAGACCAACTTTTCCTTGGTATCTGTCTTCGTCGATAGTTCTGTCGGCCAAGTAAAGGCCACTCTTAGTTTTTGTCGGCCTAATGTATACTGCAACAAGTATCTGATTGTTGAAAATTTCAATATTAGATAAGTCACCTAGATCTTGTAACAGCTTCTGCTTTGGGTCTACATCGTGTTCCATAAGCATAGCTGGCATTTTATTTTCCCCTTCCTCGTTAACGATACTTCTCCGCACATATCCGGTCTGCTTCACCGAGATATTCATCTGCAAGGCGTAAGCCCGCAATCTTACCCGCTAAATATTTGTATTCAGCGTAATTTTCCAAGTGTCCATTTGAAAGAACTTCCATCAACCTCTCGATCTCAAGCTCAATCAAAATAAATAATTCACGTCGGTAGACGTGCTGTGGCGTCAGCGCAGTCATAACCAGCCCCTTCTAACTGGCCTTCCTCATGTATAATTTAAGGGCGGCTCTACCGAGGAAGGGGATGTAGAAACCGCCCAGCTATTACAAAAATAGCCATTTATACTCTAGCATATATTCCTTGTAATTGGATAGCCGCCTGTTTATAGGCTTCATAAGCTTCCTTGGGTGTATCAAATTTACCTAATTCAAATCTTTTCCCATTTTTAACTATACGGGCTCTATATTTTTTAGTTTGATTATGGAACCCAACTCCCTTATATCCAGTCTTATTGTCAATTCGTATTCCAACATTTGCTTGATTGTTAGATTGATTTGCTTCCCTTAAATTTTTTATTCTATTATCATATTTTATTGTATTTATATGATCTAAGTCGCCAACGGGCCATTTGCCGTAAATATATAACCAAGCTATCCTATGCGCTAAATAACATTTACCTTTAATTGATATCCTAATATATTCATTTTTATTATCTTTTGCTTTTGTTCCTGCTATTAAATTATTTTCTTTAAATATGAACATTCCAGTATCAGGATTATAATACAATATTGATTTAACAAACTTTGACGTGATATCGTTGCGATATTTCATAATCAGTCACCTCTGATTGTGGATAAAAACCCTACGTCGTTACGAGCGTCGTAGGGTTTTGTTTTTACATAACAATTACTTGGCGCGAACCTTTCCGCCAGCCTTACGAGCTGGAGCATCTTTATGCAGCTTGGCAATGTCCGTCTTCTGCAAACGGCCTTCGCCCGAAAGAGCGCCAGCTTCCATGTCTTTATAAGACTTTGCAACCTTGGTGATACGACCTCCAGCCTTGCGACCGGGGATTGCACCCATAGGCATTGCAGGAGGAGCACCAGCCGCTCCAGTAAGGGCTGGAGGTAACTGTGGCCCCGGACCAGCGGGAGCTGCCATACCCATGCCAGACGGCTGCCCAGCAAGCATTGCGGGCTTTGGAGCAGCCGACAGAATGTTAATTTTAATGTCTGTCTTACCCTTACGGGCGCGACCGCCAGTTGCGCGGGCCATGCGGCTTTTAACTTCTCCGCCCTCTTTCTTGCCGGTCAAGGCTTCTTTCTTGACCATCTTACGAACGAGCACCTTGTCTTCTTTGACGTCGGGATGTTCAGCCTTGCCGCCTTTAGCATGAGCCTTACGCTTCACCATGCCGCCACGCTTGTCGCCCGTGCGGGCCGCGCTTTCTGCGGCTTCATCTGGAGACGGAAGGGAATCATTGCCACGAATTGCGCGGTCGAGTGCGCCCTTTTCTTCTTGGCTGTAACGCTGCGTCTGGTCCTTGCCGACTTCACTTAAGTCGCTGCCGGTCTTTGGTTTGCCGACCATCTTCTCCAGCCAGCTGCCGCCGCCGCCTGCCTTTTTAACTTTGCCGCCCTTTTTGTAGTGCTCTGCGGCTGAACGCTTTGGCGATGGATCAATAGCACCAAGTGCTTTCTTGTCCTTGATACCGCCACCGTCTTTGAACCCACCGACGTGCTTGATGCCTTCGCGGTCCTTGTTGGCTGCACGCATATCTTTATTGGCCATTCCGACGCCAATGTCTTTCTCAACGGTGCGGCCACCAGACTTGCGGGCCATACGGTCGGCGCGTGGCTTAGGTGCCTTACCATCAACCTTGCCGCCCTTTTTATACTGGCGCTGGGAAATTGGGCGCATACCCGTCTTTGCTTCTGCGTTAATAGGTGCTGCAGGCGACCAATCGCTTGAGTCTACCTTCTGATCTTTTTCGCCTGCGAGAGCTCTGGCCCTAGCCTTATTCTTCTCGCGCGCAGATTTTGCCAATTCATACATTACAATTCTCCAGCTGGAAATCGGGGCGTCCCCCGACGCAATTATTTGCGGTGTTTAGATAATACATCAAGCGCGTGGTCTACGATAGAGCCGCCGTCGTGTTTCATTAAATCAGCTTTACCGACATGCTCTGGATCAAACTTTGCAAACTTGGATCTAACTTGATGAGGATGAAACGGAATAGCGACAGTATGCTCTTGTCCTCCGCTTTTTCCTCCTGTATCTAATATGCCGTCATATCCAAGAGCTTTTAATTGCTCAGTTACTTTATCTGGTATTGATGTCCAAGCAAAAGAATTTTTGCCTTTAGCCATATCTTCCTTAAGTTGTGCAACCCATTCTTTTGGCGTGTATCTATAATTTTTATCCCACATATCTGATTTAGATCCAGATGTCTTTTTAGTTCTATCTCTTTTAAATGCCTCTTCTAAATGAGGTATAACTTTTTCATTTATCTCTTCAACATTATGAGTAGTAAGAGGATTTGTCATACGGAGCATTGCGGGCAAAACACCTTGTGCCTCTGTCCAAGGAGCATTTTTTTGACTTATTTCATAAGGATATCCGGCAAGTTTATAAATATCAGCCAACTGCTCTGGATTATTGATAAGATCTCCACCTTCATACCAAATATTACGCAATGCAGTTAACGGATTTCCTTTAGCTTCATTTTTTAAAATATAATCATAATGACTTGGGCTAGATAATCCACCAAATTCAGGATGGACAACAAAGTCACCCATTGCTTCATCTCTGTCAGCATAACCAATGCGACCATAGTTTTCTAATATTTTTTCTTTAGTTTCTTGTGGTAAAAAATGCCAAGATCTTTCAACAGGCATTTCTTTTCTATTAGACAATCCAATACTTTTTGGATGAACTGTAAAATAATTTTCTACACCTTCGTCACCCGCCATTCTTGATGTGTCTTGTTTCCCTATAGCATAACTTGATGCAACTTTTGGATCATTTGTAAAAAATGGCATAGGGCCAGATGTTGCTCTTTTAGGATTTAATGATTTGCCTTCCAGTAATCTGTCTAGTCTTTGTGTGCCGTGATACCAAGGACCAGAATATCCTTGTTCATGTGCTCTTTCTTGTCTTAGTAATTCTTCTGGGTCAGCATCATGAATAGAGACTTTACCAAGCTCTTTGTCTGGATAAGACATAAATTCTTCGCGCTGAGATTTATTCATTTTTTCCCAAGACGAACCAGCTTTCCTTGCCGCTCTAGATTCTCTAGCCGCTTGAACTGCATCAGATGCTATTTCCATAGCCTTCTTTTCTACAGGACCAAAAGCAGGAACTGCGCCTAATGCAGCCAAGGCCATTCCGCCGTAGTCTCCACCTTCCCCAGCGCGCTTGGCTTCTTGCGCCGCCATCACGTTGCCTAGTCCGGGTGTAAAGCCAGCAAGCTCACTAACGCCTTCTGCAAAGCGACGACGCTCAGGAGACGGACGCTCGCTGCCAAGACCAGCAACGGAACCATAAATCTTTTCACCAATCGTAGGTTCATATGCCGATAGCGTAGCCTCGCGCTTTTCAGGCAAACTCTTTGCTGCCTCTAGCGCCGCACGAATTGATTCCTGTGGGTTCTGCTGTGCAAATGTTGGCAGGCTTGGCGTGTCTTCTTCAGGCGCAAATTGGACGTCGCCCTCAACTTCTCCGCCGTCGGCACGGTTTAGCCGTGGGTGAGAGAACAACGGCGCGACTGCAAAGCTCCATGCAATTAACTTGCGGAATGCCGCATTGGGGTCGTGGTCTTCGAGCGGCAAGTGCGCCGCATTGACTTGACCGCCAGAGGCGCGCTCCTTGCGCAGCTCCTCTTCGATCTTCCCAACCTTGGAGCCCCTTTGGCTTACAGAGTGAACGTCTTTCATCTTTTTCAAGCCACTCTCCCTGTAGTCAATGACGGGCACTTCCTTAATGCCGATTTCTTCCGCCGCAGTCGCCCTGTGGCGCCCGTCGGCTTGGTTGTGCCCAAGGAGCTTTAAGGGTTTAAACTTTTTTCCCTTCTGCATCCTTGACTTAAATGCTTCGATAAGGAGCCTGTCCTCTTTTGTGTCCGGCAGACGCTTTGCGTGTTTAAGATATTGCTTTGGAGACATGACGGCGACACTGCCCGTCTTACTGCCAGCCTCAAGCGCCGCATCAAGTTTCTTCGACTTCTTCAGTGGGTAGTCGAGGCCCTTGATCGTCTTCTTGCCCATCACTGGTTCTCTATCGGTGGCTCGTTAGACTCAAGGCGCTGCAGCATGTCAGGCGTCAAAAACTTATCAATCACCTTTAATGTCTCAGGGTTCTTTGCAATGTCAGCCGCAAGCTTAACAGCCGCCAGACGCTCTTTGCTTTCTCTGTCGCGCTGACGGTTTGCGGCCTCAAAGCGGTCGTCCTGATTTTTCATCATGGCTTCACGCATACGGGCATCAGTATCGGCCCTATCGCTCTCGGCCTGCATCATTGCCTCGCGCATGCGCGCATGCGTCTCCATCTGCTTTTGTTGCAGGTCTTGCTGCTTAAGCTTCAGGTCGATCAACTTGTTCTGATCAAGCGGCGCGGCCTGCTGGCCGTTCTGCTGTATCTTTGCTTGTGTGTCCGCCATCTTTGCTTGAGCCGTCAACATCTGCGCGTCGGCAGACTTGTTGGCGACCTTTAGCATTTCAACTTCCTTCATCATCTCTGGCGGCATCTGGCCCGGAGGTGGAGGCGGAGCAAGGAACTGCTCAGGGTTGCTCCAACCCATCGCCTTCATCGCCGCGAGGTCAATTGCCTTGGCGTCATACATGCCGGGGTTAGCAGCCTGAAGTTGCTTCAGCGCCATGATCTTCATCAGGCGCTGCGTCTGGCTTGCCGTGTTGGGATCTGCTTGCGGAACAAGATCGCAATCATCTAATGCGGCAATGAATGTTGCCTCATCCCAACTATATGTTGGCTTCTTGTTTCGTCCCCAGAAAGACGTTGGGTGCTCGCGGAAACAACGAACAAGCAGCTCGAACTCTTCAGCCTGCGAAACATGAAGTCTCTTGTGAACTGCATTCAAAATCTTCGTAGCTTGGTCGATCAAAGCCAATGTAGTGCCAACGGGTGCATTGTCCCGTCCCTCGCCTACTTGCAGTTCGCTTGTCGTGCCGACGCGCTGTCCAGTCTCGACCATATTCGTGACGAGGTTCATCAGAGCCATCCCCGGCTCCTTGTATGGCAAAGCCATGATCGCTTGATTGATCGGCAATCCACCCGTCTTCACTAACGCTCCGCCGCCCGGAGGGACGCGGAATATGTTGGTGTTTTGTCTCGCGCCCGTGTCGGCCATTAAGAAGCCGGGGAAG